GGGCTAGTGGCAAATACGTTTGCGCCCGTACCCGTTTCATCGGTCAGCGCTGCCAATAATTGGGCCGAGGTAAACGAACCTAGTGAGGTGGCGTTTCCTACCGAAGTAACCGCGCCAGTCAGGTTGGCATTGGTCGTGACGGTTGTTACACAAGAGTTGACGTTGGTGCCGTCACAGAATAAATACGCAGTGTCGCCAACAGCGACAGCGATACCAGTACCTGCGGAGGTTTTTAGAGTAACAGCAAAAGAAGTATTATTTTGCAATACGTAAAGCTTAGCCGCAGATGGACAAATAATTGTAGCGGCAGCAGTAGGCGCTCCACCACCGGTAGCTGCAACAAGCATGGCGCAGCGGGACTCAGAGGTTGTGCCGTTGGCTGAAGTTAGCGTGTGGGAGTTGGTAGTCCAAGTGTTGATTGTTGCGAGGCCAGCAATAGCCTCCTCAATCATCGAGGTAATGTTATCGTTTACCGTATCACCCCACGTGCCGGAAAGCTCTCCGGTGACGGGGAGCGCCAACTTTAGTACTGCCGTGTATGTTGTAGTCATCTGGTTACCCTTTTAATTGACAACTTCTTGCCATCCCGCGTTTTGCGTAGCACTCACGGCACCCCATGCAGGTGTCTGAGTATTGTTAACATTTTGCCAATTTGGTGATTGCGTGTTATTTATTTGCGCCCAACCAGCAGTTTGACCGTTGTTTATTGTGCCCCAGTTAGCGTTTTGATTGTCATCTATCTGCCCCCAGACGTTGACTTGCCCGAGTACACCAGAGGCTTGAACCCCAGTAACTACAACTGTGGCCCCCGCAACAACTACTACAGTACCTACCGCGCCCGTAGCAGACACCCCTGTGGGGGAAACAGTTGTGCCTGCGGCGACTGTTACATTGCCTACCTCGCCAGCGGCGGTTACGTCTGTGTGGCCAATACCCCATCCTTGGGAGCCCCAAGCAACGCCGGAAGCGCCCCAGCCTTGGAAAGCTACTATTGCATCGGCCACTTGCTCACCGTTATGCGATGCGCAAGATCGCGTTGGTCGCGTCTGCGGTAGGGAACTGGATGGTAAAGTTGCCAGCAGTCGAAGTTTTATCGCCACCAAAATCCAACACTGCAATCGCAGGGTTGGTCACGCCGTCAGCCAAATAAATTAGTGCGCCACGTGCAGTAATTGTAGCCGTACTCCATGTCTCGTCGGCAAAATCAATAAACGCGGTAGTGCCTGACGATGTAGGAACTTGGCTAATCGTCAATACCTCCCCACCAGCGGTGTACCCAGTACCAACAACCTCGTTTGACGCACTGTACGCAGTCGTAGTTGCACTTAGCGTAGCGGTTGACGTGTACAACGCAATTTTAAAAACTTGGGTTGTGCCCGTGTCAAAATTAAAATCAGCGCCGAGGATGCTGACTTTAAACGAGGTGCACATTGCTTGTGTGATCGCCATGTATTACTCCCTAACTTACCGGATTGCGGACTTGAACAGTACGGTACGTGTCTGTGCGTAACTTCCCATCGCCCAAATTCTTTAGAAGGCCGATTGCTTGAACATACAGTTGTTGATACTGCGTTACCAAGTCTTGCTCACCCTTCATGAAGCGGATAGCTTCAATCAGTGCGCCGTTCAGTAGCGCTGAATCAAACTCAGTGCCCAACCACGTAGTGCTTGCTGTGACAATAGACTCGGGGTAGTAACCGTAGTGCAGTTCTGCGCTATACGCTTGGTCGGGTGTGGGGCCAACAATAAATGCCGAAGCGTCAAAAATGGCGTAATACTTAGGCAACGCACGTGTTGCGGTTACATCCCGTGGGTAAGCTTCGCGTATAAAGTTTACGTCTTTATCAACCAAGTAGTAATATTCACCACTAGATTCGATCACGGCCAACGAGTATACGTAAAGAAAATCAGACGGAACTTGGAGATATTTATTGCCGGTTGTCAATGCCCCCGTCACGTTTTTACGAATCGCAGGGATTTGCACTGTGTTGTAAATCTTCTGCTCCGCCTGTTCGGTGAACATAGCTAACGCCTGCGCAGAAAACTCGTTCTCACAGATGTCTTGGATGTTGGTACACAAATCGGCGTAATTCATAATCTACCTTTAGGCCATGGGGCCACGGGCCATTTTACCTTTGGTTTGGGCTTTGCCACCACGCACAAGAATGCCACTGGTTTTTGGGCCAGCATCGTCACGTTTGTAAATGGTTCCGGCAGACATATTTACGGTATCAGCGTTGCTGCCGTTTGGTTCTACGCCGGGGTTGCTTGACATTTTGACCGCCTTGCCCGACATAGTGTGTGGTTTGGCGTAAACGCTGGCAGCGCCAACTTCTTTACCCATTAATTTGTGGCTAAATTTGGCCATGTTAAGCCCCCTTCTTGTACTTGGAGGACGAAACTTTTTGGTTGGCAACTTTAGCCAAACCGCGACCAAGCTGTTTCATCTGCAAATTGGTCTTGCCACCTTTAGCAAACTTTTTAACGTTGCTGTCGGGATGGGCGTTAGCGCCTTTTACCATGTGCGCCTTCAGTGCTTGTTTCGTGTCCATGTCAACTCCTTATGTAATCACCACCGTTACTGCACCAACTTGTCCGACCCCCACCAAGTTATTTGGTGTAAGTTCAGAATCAAAACCTTGGGACATCCCTACAGGGTTCCAACCCCACTGAATGTTCCTACTTCCCTCACCAATCGACCCAGTTGCGGTTGTACCCGATTGGTAGTACGTATCATCTTTGCGTGGGTTCCGCAGCGCTTGCGGGTCATCCACAGGGTACATACCCAACTGTAATTGCGGCTGGTCAGGTTCCCAACAAGAACTACAAACCAAAATGTTGACTTGTTTTGTCTTGATAATCAGCGTACGCAGTTCGCGCAAGCGGAATTGGAACCCACACCGGTCGCAAATTGCAATCGCAATCTTGCCGGAGGCATAGCGGTTGCCCATCAACCACCCCCAATGTAGGAACGGCGCGGCACAAACCGAATCGCAGCCTTTTCTCTATCTTCCCCCGCCGCCAAGTCAAACTGCTCGTCGTACGCAGTTTTCAGCATCGGAATGCGGTTTACCAACTCAGGCACCTTCATGGCAATATGATAGGCCAGACCAGCCACTACGCAGGGCAAGAAACGAAAATTCATGTCTGCGGTCTCAACACCCGCCCCGGCGTCTTGAATGCGGCGCATACGCCAGTAGGCAAACTGGTAATAGGGTGCGGCTGCGGTGCCTTGGTCTGGGGTTGGCCAGACGGTTATAGCGGGAACTTGCGCCCAGTAAACCGGGGCTCCAGCGGTGTGCGCGGCGGGGAATGTGTCTTGTTGGCCACGGCCACAATCGGAGAGTGTTCCTTGCGTACTACTCACAACAGTCGTGATGTAGCCGTAGCTGATGACCTCGTTGTCCAAGCGAATAAAACCCGCCGCTGGCAAGGCAGTCACATCACTCAAGACAATGGTGGTGGCCGTTGAGGTAATGGTGGAGGATAGCAAGCCATCAGTCAGGTTTTCTTGGCCCGACATGCGTTGAATCAAAAGTTGGATTGGTCGTGCCTGTTGTAACTTATTCGGGATTGTGGCGTACGTGGAAACACTGATTCGCGTAATAGAAAGATCAGCTTGCGTAGACACATTGCCCGCGCCCGTGCGGATGACATGTTCCAACAGATCAATGGTGTCGTTTGGCAGCGCGTAAGTGTTGACGCCTTGCACAAGGTTGATAATCCCCTGATCAATCGTCCACATGTTGATGCCGCGATTTTGCCACTCGATGGTCATCAAATTCATTGAACGGCGGGCGGTGCGCAGATCATAGCCCGTACGCATTTCGCGGCCAGCACGTTCCCACGATTCCTCAGCAATCTCGGTAAATTCGAGGTTAAATATGGAGGTGCCTGAAGTACTCATTTACCGATACCCCGCTGTTTTCTTTGCTATACTTTTGGGCTGAGCTACAAACTGTTTGCCCGCTGCTTTACCTGCGCGTTTCGCTCTGGTCGTTGCTGCGTACTCGGCGGGGGACAGAGACTTGATTGCCGCTTCTGGGAGGTATCGCTCACCCGTTTTTGAAGACGGCTTGCCACTCTTGGTGCGCCACTTCTGGTCGCCCCAGTCTTTGAGGGATTGCTGCGGAGCTTTCAATCTCTGTACCCCCCACCCGCAGCCTTGTACTTCTTAGCAACAAGCTGCGCTTTGCGGGCTGACCACTGGCCTGCCCCGGTGCCCTGCGTTGCAGCGGATTTTACTTGGGCCAAGATGCGTTTACGCAAACTGGGCTTGGTGTAGTTACCCGCAGCATTGACTTTGCCGCCCTCGGCGTACTCGGTAAAATCCGTATCGTCGCGGCGTTCGTGCATACGCCCTCCCTGCATGAAGTCCGTGTTGTCACGGCGTTTCTTCATTTTAGCTTTGGGCATTTTGTCTGGGTTGATAATACCCATACCGCGACTTGCACGCATAATTAAGCCCTCGTTTTACCGCGTTGGGCGATACCATCGGCGCGTTTGGAAGCGGAGCCAACGGAACCGCCTTTAGCGTAACTATAAGGGCTTTTAACTTGGCGTGGATATGTAATTTCTGGCCCAAACTCTAATGCGCCCTTGGTGCGAGGTTTAGCTGCTGGCTCCGGGGCGGATTTAGCTGCTGGCTCTGCACGGCGTGTAAGGCCGCGTTCTTTGTTTAAAAGATCGCGCAACTCCATGTTTTGACCAAACTTGCTTCTAAAGTCTTCCAACTCTTTCTTGCCTACAATACGCGGTTTAGCTTTGGGGGTAGGCGCAGCTACTGGTTTGACATTACTGTTATCGTCCTCGCCAGTATCCGTCCACTTGCGCAATTTGTTCATTGTGCGAATTGGATCGTCCGTAGCGTTTGCAGTAAACTCATCTTCTTCAATTGGGGTTGCCATGATTTACTCCTTAGCAGGCTTTGCCGCCGCGTGCCATCTTAATCATTGTGCCCTTGGTTTTACCCTTGGACTCAACGCCACCACCTTTAGCCATCTTCATGGGGGGTTCCGTTTTTTTGCCGTCGCTTTTTTTCTTAGCCATCATAGCCATGAAGCCGGGGTTCATTTTGGAAGCCATATCACCACCTTTTGAAAATTTGCGGCCTTTATCGGCCTCGTTAAAGTCTTTTCCCACGGACTGTGGGACTCCTACTTTCTTCGCAAACGATGGCGAGTGGGCAATCGCAGCAAAAAAATTATGTTGTTTCTTGCTTGCGCTTGGCATTACTTACTCCACCAATGAACAAGCTGAACGATCCCTGCACCTACAGTACCCGCAGCGCCACCAACCAGCATCAGAACCCTCCAGCCACCCCTAGCCTCAGATAGTGTGGAGTTTATGGATGTCAGCGTAACCTGCATGTCCCTCATTTGCTCCAACATCTTATCCATGTCTTCTTGCATGTGCTTAATGTCAGCAGCATGGGTCGCAAGTTCACGGGCGGTAAGAATCTCCGGCGTACTCATATCAGCGCATCGTGCCTCTGGTCTTACCGCGCTGGGCAATACCATCGCCACGCCGTGAAGTGCTGCCTACAGAACCACCGGAAGAAAACTTGGTTTGTGGTTTGTTACGTACCGCACCGCCGCGTTTCATGCCGGGAGGACTACCACCCACCATATTTCGAACCTCTGCAGCCTTTGCATTGAAGGCGGCAGGGTCACCACCCATACTAGCGCCCATGCCAGAAAGTTTTGACATAAGATCACCCTTCGCCACAGGGTATGGTTGCGACGGGTCTCCAATCGGCATATACGGGCCCGGTTCACCAGTTGCGTGTGGCCGTGGCGGTGGTGGTGGTGTCTGTGACTGTGGCGGTGGCCGTGGCGGTTGGCTGTCATTTCGTCTTACAGGAATTGCTTTTTTTCTTTTTTCTTCTGCGTTGGCTGCGCCTATCGTTGCGTTGTGCCTCGCTGCTAAATCCGCCATGACAGCGTTGCGTTTTGCTGTGGCAGGTGTTTGCGCGCCCGGGCTATTGGGCGCGGCTGCTTTTTCTTTTATTGCTGTCTCTTTGGCTATTTCCGCTTCATCTCTCAACAATTTGGGATTTGGGGTCATAATTTTTCCTTTAGCACTTCCATGCTTTTAGAGACTTATTGATCCGGCTATCCGGGTCTTTGGCCGTTTTGGGGCTCGTTAGTTTCTTTTTCATGCCCTCCATCCGGGCGCAGAAAGAGTCGCGCCTGCTGCCGCCTTCCGGTTGAGGGGCCTTCAATCCGGGTTTGCCCGGATTGGCTTTGTTGTAAGACGCACGGCCCTTCGCGTTCAAGCCGCCCTTTGGGTTCTTGCCTTCTTTGCGTGTCCATGCTGGAGACTTAGCCATAACACACCGTAATGCCAAGAGGTGTGGTGGCAACGGATGTATAAAAAATTCCAGCGGGAAACAAAATACCCTCACCGGGCAATATCACGTTGGTCATATTGGAGTTTGCGCCTGTATCAAGCTCAAGCAAAATATTGCCACTAGCCGCGTCTAAAAATTGTGCCATACCAGCAGTTGCCCCGCCCGTAATAATGACAGATTTTAAACGTACTCGACCCGCTACTAGTTCTAGATTAGTTTGTGCGCCAGATGTGTGCGCTGATCTAACATCGGTTTGCATAGCCATAATCAATCTCCTTTAGAACAGGGGCCGAAGCCCCGAGGTTGATTAGGAAGTGGCGAACGGTGTGGCGACAGTGCCTGTGCCCAACACATTTCCGGCGACCATGTATTTCAGCGCAGCAACAGCAACAATCTGAACCCATGTGCCTGCTACGCCACCAGTAGTGGTGCCGTTAAAGTTGATAAAGTCATCGTTTGCACCAGCGGTAAAACCTACCACTGCGCCAGAGGTATCGGTGTCTACGGAAATTACCGAGCCAATAAATCTGTCAGTACCGTCTGTACCAATCTTCAACGAACTGGTAGAAATGGTAGTGGGAATCCAAATTGTGTACACAACGCCTTCGTTGTTCAGCGTGTTGGGGTCTTGGCCGGGGCCGGACGTAACGGGGTTTGTTGCGGCGCTAATAGTCGCCAAAGTCAGCGTCACTGCGGAAGCCAAAGAGCCACCAACAGTAATGATGCGACCGCCGTGAGCTTCGGGGGTCAACGTGGTTGAAGCTGTGATTTCAACGACAGCGGCTGGGCCTTGTTGATAAATGCCGCCCAATGAACGAAGCGGGCCTTGAAACGTAGTACGTGCCATGATAATTTCCTTACATACAAGTAAAATGCATCAATCGGTATGTCGTCTGCCGGGACAGTTTGATGCACCGAAATTCCCGGTGTGGTTTAAATATACACCAAATCCCAAAAAAGAAAAGCCCCCGAAAGAGCTTTTCTTATCGCCGTTTAAGCGCCGGGTGAACCAAAAATACCCAGAGGGTCGCTGACGCCGAAGCTGTAACGCTCGCGGGCCTTGTAACGGCTGTTACCGGTATCAAAGTCTGCATCCATGCCGTTTTGCAACGGGCTACGGACGAAGTGCTTCAAACCGTTTGGCACGTCAGTCATCAAGAACCACGCGTTGCTGTCCGTCAAGTAGTGGTTAACACAATAGCCTTCGCGGATAGAACTGTTGTTCTTAAGCGCGTTGATATCGTTATCAGCCGTGCCGACACGGAGTTCGGTTTCCAACAAGCGGGTTGCAACGAATTGCAGGCTTGGAGGCACAACCAATTTCGTAGGCTGAGAAGCAATCAGCAGTCCACGCTCATCCGTCCAAGCAGCGATCTGAATAACGGCGGCTTCCAGAGAAGTCTCGTTCAGATCAGCAGCGACAGTGGGGCGGTTACTGTTGGTTCCACCAGACACCAGCGGGTGAGCCGTCGAACACAGAACTACGCCGTCACCGTAGGTGGGGCCACCAGTAAAGGCGTTGTTCAGGATCGAGGCAGCTTTAACCTGCTTGGTATAAGCCATGGCGCGGGCCAGAGCTTTGGTGTATCGAGCGGACAACGAGTCGTACAAGTTGTCTTCGATAGCTTCTTCAGTCAGCGAGAAACCCATCGCAACGGTTTCGTGCACGTAACGTGCAGTCCATGCTTCTTGGGCGTTGTCGTACGCCAGTGCGGAACCTTCGTTCTTCACTGGAGCGGCACTAAAGCCAGACAACTTGGTTTCTTCTTCAAAAGAACGCTCAGAGGTTTCGGTCTCGAAAATCTCTTTGTGTTCTTCGCCGTACTTTTTGTACTCCAGACCAAACAAAGCGTTCAGGCCGGGGAGCAGTTCTTTAAGTAGTTGTGCGCGTGAAATAGCCATGATTTATGCTCCTTATACGCCAGTTGAGTTGTTGTACTGGTGCATAGTTGCATTTATCTTGACAATAAATTCAACAAATGTATCAGAGCCCGTTGCTGTTTCCCGAACCACATCAATGATGCGGATAGGCAGCGTATTGGTAGTAGTTTGAGTGCCTTCGTCAATGGCCACTGCTGAGTTACCAGTAGTAGTAGAGCCAGCGTTTTGGATCAAAGCAATGTTGTTACCAATAGCAGAAATGCCCATTCCAGCTACAACCGTGGTTGCAGAACAAGAAACTACTTGGAACAGCGTGTCAGGATCATCGGCAACTACAGCAAAGATTTTTGTCCCCGAAGCAATTGCTTGGCTGGCTGGATAGTACTGTTGTTGCTGGACTTGACCAGTTGACTGGTTAGTAAAACTAACACCCAAGAACACACCGGCAGGAGTGGCAGTTGCCGTGCCAGTGTCCTTTTCGATAGTTCCATCGGAAATACGTTTTACCAAATCACCGTAGAAAATGCTGGTGGCATAACCACTTGCAATTTGCATCAGGCGGGTTGCGCCTGCGAATACCTGACCGCCGATCAGATTGACCGGCTTTAGCCCGTAGGGGGCGTCTACCGTAGGATAAGCCATATTAAGTTCCTAAAAAATTTAAGTTCCATTGCCAAAACGAGACACCGTAGTTTTGCGCTCGTTGTAGAGCGGCATACGGGGATCATTTTCGCGCATAAAATTGTTGTCAACCGATTTTATCTGTGACGCCGCTTGGTTGTTATACCAAGCGGTACGATCCTTGACAAACTCCGTGGGAGTTTTGCAAAGCATCAGTCCACCAATCACGATATTGTCTTTGAAACGTTCGTTTTCGACGCCCGCAACAAAAATTTCGGGGTGTTCCGCAGCTTTAACCGGTTCCCAACCTTCCTGTAGTTTTAAAGATACATTCATGGCATCGGCTTCGCCGCGAGTGCTGATGCGAACCCAGTG